AATTTGTTTATGTAGTCCTAATGCAAAAGCTGTCTCCGGTTCATGTTTTGCATTACCGAACCATGTATTCTGTTGCCTCCACGCAACTGCTTTTGGGTCAGGGGCTGGAGGATTATTAACTGGTGATTGTACATTCTGCACTTCTGCTGCAGGTTCTTCAAGAGAAGTTAGACGTTCTGACTTTAATTTTGCGTTAGTAAACCTTTCTTGAGCACTTAATAACGCTTCGGAATCACCTGACTCGTGAGCCGCTTTAAATGCGGCCTTAGCTTGTGATAGTTCTCCATCAACACTATATTTAGCTTGCGTAAGTAGCGTTTCCTGATTAGTGGCAACCGTTTCTTTAAGCGCATTATTCTCAGACAGCATGTTTTGTACTGCTCTTTGAAGTTCATCACGCTCCCGTTCCGCTGTCTCCTTTGCTCTACGCTCATCGTGATATCCCTTACTAAAATGCTTAATTCGGTTTTGCACACTTTTACCGTAATTAGCCAACTCTTCTTCAGTAACATCTTCAGGCGGCTCAGACGCAGCGCGATCTCTGTCTCGTTCAGGGGTATCATCAATAACCTCTATTTCAGGTTCAGGGTCTTGTATTTCTTCAACAGCTTTTTCATTACCCGAAAGATCAACTTCTATTTCACTAGAAGGTTCAATTTCTATCTCTGTTGTTTCTTCTTCCCGCTCATCAGGAAATTCAAACTCTACTTTTTGGAATGCCATGATTAGTCCTTACGCTCGTGATATACCATATGGATCTCGTACAACTGCTTCAATAGAGTCATCATTCATAAGACGATATTCTGTATCCGCTATCTTAAATCGCGTACCTGAATTAGCACGGAACATAACATAATCGCCCCGTTTACACCAAGCACCCGTAGGAAAGCGGTCTTTATCGGCGTATGCCTGACCCCCCATATCCACAACCAATCCTATTATCGACATAACATGTTCCTCATGTATCGTTTTGGACGACTTCACAAGGTCAGTATCTTCAAATGTCTCTTTTATCTGCGGAAGGGCTATAAGCACCCTATACCCCACAGGAAGAGGCAGCATATCTTCTAACTGCTCTTCAGTTATATCTTCAGCTTCACTCATCATCATCTTCCATGTAATTACGCGAGAGGTCTTCTACTGTTCGCATACAGGTTTCCAGACCTCGAATGTAACCTGCTGTTTCTTTATACTGGGAAAAGTCTTTAGCGCCACCAGATGCGAGAGATTCTACCGCAGAGGATCTATCTTCTTCAAATTTTTTCTTTAGTACCTGAAAGATAGTATCTGCCATTATTCTTTATTAGTATCCTGAATAGCTTTTAAAATATCCATATCTCTTTTGTTTTTCTGGGTTTCTGTCTCTAATGCTAGTTTTACTCCTGCTTTTTTAGCATCTAACTCTAATTCTTTCTCATCCAACTTTAACTCTTGTGCGTCCATCAAAGCATCAACTACATCTTTCTGTTGTTTGCGTTGCTGCTCTTGCGCTTTCAGTTGTAGGTCTGCAGCGTCTTTCTGTGCATTCTGTTGTATTTCTTGCGCTTTTAGTTGTAGTTCTTGCTGTTGCATTTGAATTACAGGATCTTGAGCTTTCTGCTGGGCCTGTTGTTGGGCCGCCTGTTGCTGATGTGTTTGAGTTAACTGCTGCCCTGCTTGTGCAACAAGTCGTGCCAGAGGTACCTCCACCTCCTTCGGTAACGGATCGTTTGGTGCAGGTAACGGTGCACCAAGCTTCTCTTCTAACTGCTGTCTGTACAAGAACCCATAGTGTTCCATCAAGTGCGCCTGTAATGACCCCATGATACGTTGTGCTTGTGGGTTCTGCCCAAGAGACGCAGCAATCATAGGATCTTTCATAAAGGCTTCATGGGTAGTGATGTGTGCTGCATGATCTTGGTATATAAATGCTTTCAACGGTTTACCCACTAACGCATTCATATTCTCACTAACCGGATCAACTGGCTCGGCATCTTCGGGAGTAGGAACAAGCTTTTCTGCGTTCTTTATTCCCAATACTTCTATCATCTGCCTGTGTAATTGCGGCAGGTTATATATCTGGGGTGCAGCCTGTGCCATCTGCAAAACAGCCTGATACTGTACTACCCGCTGTGCCATCGTAGAACTATTCGGGTCACTGACAGGAATGACATCTACCAAGGCATAGTCCATCTGCCTCGCGCTTATCTCTCCACGATCAGGCTGATACCCATACTCACTAGGTGCATATTCTGCCATTATCGCTTTAAGAAGCTTGAATTCCTGCTTCATTGCGTAGTGAACACGCGCCTGAACTGCCGCCATTGGCTTCAAGGTACGCTCTAATAACGCCAAAGTAGTACCTACAGGTGCATTAGCCGACATATCAGACACATTCATGTCAGATATAGCCCCTAATCTACGGCCTTCTTTCGTTATATTGTCTAATAACTGCAGTAGAGTCTGACTAGGTTCTTTATAAGGAAGTGGCATGATGTTGTCTTTAATACTGCCAGACGGTACATCCACATCCTTGAATTCTCCGGGTTCTATAGGGGTATCGTCCCCTTTTATACGCAAACCACGGGATTTTAACCCTCCCGGCAGGTTAGCTAACGTCCCTGCGTCCACAAGTTGCCGTATAATGGAAGTACCTGCACGGGCGTACCCCCCTACGATGTGGATAAGTCCAAGGCCGTAGAAGCCAAATCCGGGCACATATACATAATGTACGAAATGCTGGCGTTTTAGCTGTAAAGAGTCATCAGGGTTCCAGTTCCTTCGTATAGAAAGTACTGTATTACTGCCTTTCTCTATAGTAATTACATAAGGTTTGGCGAGATCTTCCTCGTCATCTATACCTTCAAGGTTAGTAGTGGCATGAACCTCATAAATAGCGTATCTATTGTCATCGGTCAGGGAAAAACCATTATCTTCGGCCTTTCTTTCCTCAATATCGGTGTGATACGGCTGCGGATCACCTAATTCCACGTCTTTATAGAAGCCACTGGCCTGTAATCGACGTAATTCGTTCTTGGTTTTACGCATAATATGCGTAACCCGCTCTGCACTCTCTATATTAGAGGCACCGTAAGGCACGATGACATCTTCTGCGGGTATGTACATGGCGCACTGTCGGCCCATATTCGGGTCGTAGTACACTTTTTTGAAGGCTGACCCTGCTAAACCCAGACTGTAGAGCAATCTTTCGTGTTCTGACCGATATTCGACCATTTTTTCGGTCAATTCGTAGTTCATATCCGCTCTAACGCGGTCTGCAGCTTCTAATGTGTCTTTATCTTCCTCTCCAATGACCTTTGTGCGTACTGGCCCTGCTGCGGGAAAGGTTTCACTCATGGTTTCTGCCTGAAAACGTATGGCAGCTTCCGATAATACGGTTGAAAAGACTCCACAAGCCCCTTCCCAAGGCTCAGAACGCTCTTCATACTTGAATCCAAGGACATCCAAGCCCTTCACAAAAGTCTCTGCCCATTCTTTTCGGGCATCTACATCTGATTCTACAAGCTCTACAAGCTCATTCGCCATGATCGAAAGCTGGTCATCCTCTAAAAACTCTGCCAGATTCGCATCAAAATCAGCCATATCCCCAATATTAGCGTCAGGGACGAGCGTTATCTCCATACTACCGTCATCCAGCGTTACCATATCTGGATTGACAATATCTATCTCCAACGCTGATTCAGACCCAGCCGCTTCTTCCAGCCCTTCCGGTGCTGCGTACAAACCTTTTTCAATAGCCATTAGTAATACCCACCTCGGTTCTGTTTGAAGTACCGGATCTCTTCCGGTTCATCTGTAGGTAGACGGATAAAGCCGCCTTGTCTGAACCTCATTAATGCCATAACGGTACTATCCACAAGGTCATCATGGCTCATAAACGGAAACCCTGCAATCTCTTCTATTACTTCTTCTGCCCATCTTGTCACAGGCATCCACACCATACCTGAAGCCACAATATCCGCAACTGAATTCAATCGCGCAAGTTTATCACCAGACCCCCTATGAGGGGTATACTCCTGTACAGGAAGTCCCATCCGACGCATCTCCTGATACAGCGCCGTACCTGCACTCTTTTTCTCCACAATAAACGAGTCTGGCTCCCACTCACTATACTCCTCCATCGCGAGATCTTTAAGTTCAGGAAACTCCAACCGTTTCTTAATACTGTTCAGCAAAACTATGTGGTACGCATTCTCCTCTTCATTGAAAAACACCCCCCATGTGGTCAGCGCAGTGTAGTCAGCGCGATTATGGGTTTCCGCTGCAGCATCCAGTGACATAATAATATACTCACATGCGGGCGGCGACTCCTTATCCCACGACTGCCACCACTCACGTTTGACCAGTGCGGCTTCTTCTGCTGTCGGTTCCTGCTGATACTGAGCATTCCACTGAAACGCTGGCATGGATGCTTTTGTTCGTGATAACGCCTCAAGGTCAAAGAACTCAGGCCACAGAGGTTTCTGTACTGCTTTGCCTTTCTTATCAATCAGATCAAGAATAGCCGGGAACTCTACAATCTCATACTGGTCAGAACGATCATTCTGCACCATGTCCTTAGTCACCCTGCCCGTCAGGTCATCCATGTGCCATCTTGTCTGAATAATAGCGACACGGCCTCCGGGCATCAGACGAGTACGCGCCCCGAAGGTAAACCATTCGTAGGCTTTCTCAAACACCTCAAAGTTACCGTTAATCACGTCCTGCTCTGAGTGCGGGTCATCAACCAGCAACAGATCCGCTCCCCGACCAGCAATAGATGATCCTATACCACAGGCGTAGTACTCCCCGCCCATACTGGTGTTCCACCGCCCTGCTGACTTGGAGTCTGCCGCCAGAGAGACAGTAGGGAATATATTGCGATACTCATCCGTTGATATCAGGTTACGTACCTTTCTACCAAAGTCCACCGCTAGGTCAGTGGTGTGCGACACCATCATCACCTTTTTATTCGGGTTACGCCCAAGGAACCATGCAGGGAAGTAAATAGAGACTAACTGAGATTTACCGTGACGTGGAGGAATGTTGACGCATATTCGGTCTTTATCCCCACGCTCAATCGCCATCAGCATATCTGATAATATGCGGTGATGCTTGCCGACAATATAGTCAGGTTGCATACGTTTACAAAACTCAATCAGATCATTAAATGCTAATTCATTTTGTTTACGTACTGATAGCTCATCAACAATACGATCTATTTCAGCGACTTCATCAGAGGAGAACGAGTCAATGTTCTCCAACATACTCTGGATATCCTCCTCGGAAAAATCCAACGCTGCTTCAGTCATCAGGCTAAAAGGTTTATATGTTGTGGACGTGCAAGTTGTTGCACCTGCAGTCGCCCGTCTTTCTGTATATACACAACAGAACTTGATTTATGGGCAGCGGCAGCAGCAGCTTTTTTCGCTACATCCTGCACAGTAGGTACTTGCTGTGAACTTGGGAGTACTCCCTTACCCCCTGTACGCAAGCGTTCCTGTATCTGAGTAGCAATACGCTCCCAAGAAACCCGTGCCGTTGAAGACGCTGATGTTGAGTTAACCTCCACAGTAAAAGATCACCCCCTTTCCAGTCTTAGTCATCGTATTCTTCCGCTGGCTCTTCTTCCTCCAGCTCCCCTTCAATAAGCCCCAATTCCTCGTCAAGGTCTATTGCTGTAACGTCCTCGATAACCTCACCCTCAATAAGCTTTTCTAGTTTCCCCTTTAATCTCGCTCTCAGGTCATCTGTAGATTGGTGGGTGACAGTAATTTCAGATTTTTCAGAAAACAGCCCTACGTCAGATATCTTACCTAATAACTCTAACGCTCTCATCCGTATACGTGCATCGGGATTCTCGGACTCCAGCAACAGTTTATTGGTCACTAAGTGCCGTAAATGTAGGGAGTTCTCAACAACAGACTGCCCGAATTCCTTCAGTATCGCATTGGTCAGTACTAATGATGCAGGGGTCAGGCTGGCAGTTCGTTTGTTTGTTACTTTTTTAGACGTATTTTCAGGGTCTTCAGCGTAAGCAGCCACTAACTTAGCAGCATTATCCTGATCTTCCTTGGTAACCTGCATGTCCAACCCATGCTCTGCCAACTGCATTGCGGTATTACACGCGGCCTCTGTCCTGTCTTTCAAGTCTATGCAGGGGTCAGGCTCTACAACTTCTACCCCTATTTCAGGTTTTATATGCAGTGTCATCAAATTGTCGCAGGAGTTACCCGTATTTACGACTTATACAGGGAAAAAAATTTTTTTACAAGGGGGGACTTAATTTTACAAGGGGGGTGCTTCCCATATATAGGGGGGTGGGGGTCGAAACTCAAAAAATAACAGATTATTTGAGCAGATTAGTAATATATACACGCATATGGAACTGGAACTACGAAGCGGTGGGTAGGGGGGAGGTAGGGTAAGTATTTCTGGTAGAATTGGACTCCGGTCATTATATTTGAGATACTTGTTAGCAAGTCGGGGGGAAACCACCGGCTAAGCCAAAATACGTCAGGTGACGTATTTTGATATCTTAATATTTTGGAGATAGTAATTATGGATACTAACGTATTCGATAGTAGCAAGGTGGCATTAGTGCTAGAAGCTGATGCTGTACAGAAAGTAGCACTAGAAGATGATGGCGCCGGCGGTATGCGCATCGGTGATTCTATTAATGCTATGAACGTCGCGGCTTTAGCTATCACGGCTAATATCAGCACCTTGGAACACGCTGACAACGAAACCGCTAAGGTGCAGCGTAAAGTACTGGAAAGCATGGATGCTGGAACGTTGATTCATCCCAAGGATGAAGCGATTGAAAATTGTGGTGTGCCTTCCGCACATACAAAAGAGTCGTTTGGTGTGATGAAGCGAGTGTTGCTTCAGACTACCGCTACCGCTAGCGGTAGACCTTGGAGTCATATGGCTAAGCCATTGCATATGATCGCTACGGAATACCCGCAGCATAATTGGATCGGGAAGCAATTCACCAAACGCGCCGATGGTACTTATGTGTTCTCGGATGATGTTGATAAAGAGTTCAAGAAAGCGATGGGTAATTATAGCCGTGCTGATATTGATAAAGCATGGAAGGGATTACAAAAGGATGTAAATAACGTAATCAAGCGCAGTAGAAACCGATTGCTTGAACTGAAAATTGAACCGAGTGCAGATACTCAACCGTGCGATGACAAGGATGCCTTTCACACCTATTTGGATGAGGAT